TTACCTGTATTCTTCATCTGTATCGTCACTGTTTCCTACACCGTCATTTAATTTTCTACTCAAAGGATCAAACAGAGCCTGGGCTTCCTGGATATCATCACGAATTTTACCCATTTCTTCATCCAACTGATGGGCAATCTTGGCAGTAATTTCCAGTCGCTTTTTAATCTCCTCTGGGAAATCCCCTTGGTACTTGTAGTTGAGAGAATGTTCTATTGTTGCCCAGAAATTCATGGCCAAGGTACGTATTTGAATTTCTGCTAAAATTGTCTTAGCACCATTAATGGTATCAACCGTATATTCTACTACCATATGGTAGGAACGATAGCCTGAGGATTTTCGATGAGTAATGTAATCTCGCTCCTGTATGATCCGCATATCCTGACGTTTGCGCAAAATCTCCACTACTTCCTTGACGTCATCTACAAACTGAACCATCACACGCAAACCAGCAATATCTTGCAAATCGTGCTCTAAGGTCGCATAAGTAATGCCACGCCGAGCCATTTTTTCCTTGATACTTTCAATTGGCTTGACTCGACCAGTCACAAACTCAATCGGAGAATGCTTATTTTGCTTGCGATATTGCTTACGAATACCACGTAGTTTAATCTTTAACTCACCAACAGCTTGAATGTAAGGATCTAGAAATTCTTCCCATTCTAAGGTCATATATTCTCCCTTATTCTCATATTATCCTTCAAAAATATCTTTGATTTTTTCTCCAGATTCATATACAATAAATACAATGCTTATTATACCATAAGTGAAAAACGTTTACAAATAGTTGTCATTGCTTTTCAATAGTTGAGTTTTTACTTATTTTTCTTTTAAATCATTTCTATTAATTTCTACCGTTTTTTAAAATCGTATTCATCTTCGTATTCATTTTCATAGTCATCTTTGCCCGTATAGTTGAGAAGGTGTCAATTTACTTCTAATAGTTTACAAAAGAATCAGTGAGCAATTTCACTGTTTTTATTTTTGACAAAACCACTACTCCTCCAAGCAGATGATTTTACTCATTTGAAATGCGTTTATTCGATTTACATTTCTTGGATTTTAAATCCATTTTTAAGCAAACAAAAAAACCGCAAGCCTGAGCCTGCGGTCTAGTGTACTATATTTTTGACTTTATACAGGTTTTTTAGTGAGTTCATTAAGAAAGCAATTCATTAACTCGATTTTGAACCGCTTGTGCGTCGTAACCAGCGCTCGATAAATTATCATATCTTTCTTGACCGTTCCCCCACAAGCCTTGTAGCACTTCATTTGCTACGGTATCAAGGTCTGACTTAGCGTTTCCACCATTTAAAAGACTATTCACTCTGTCTTGTACAGCTTGTGCGTCATAACCAGCGTTTGTTAAGTTGTCGAAACGTTCTTGTCCATTGCCCCACAAACCCTGTAATACTTCTTGTGCTACGCTGTCAAGGTCTGAATTAGCGTTTCCACCATTTAGAAGACTATTCACTCTGTCTTGTACAGCTTGTGCTTTGGGCTTAGCTTCTTCATCATCTAGTAAAACAATGTTCTTGTCGTAAGGATTTGAAGAGTATTGCCACCAGCGAATACTATCCATGGATGGGAAATATTCAAAGTCAGCGTTCCCATCGTTCAAGCCATATCCTGCAATCCAAAGGCTATTTGGGAATTTTGCAAGAATCTGTTCATAATAGATATTATTAAGTGTAAATGGCTTGTAGCTGTAATAGATTGGCTCATAGCCGTTTTCTTTGAGGATTTCCATAAAGCGAATACAAGCATCTGTGTTTGCCTGTTTATCTCCACTAGCGTGATCTTCGTAATCAAGACACAAGTATTTTACTTTTTGAGGTACATTATTAAGAAAGTAGCGTGCCTCTCGTTCGGCTTCTTCAATGTCACCTCCAAACCATGCGAAATGATAAAATCCAACAGGGGTTGATTGCTCAACTTGAGCGGACAGGCAAGGGTTGATATAGCTTGTACTTTCAGAAATTTTGATAATAGTATTCTGTGTACCCATGTCAGCCAAAATACCTGTAATATCGTATCCATTGTGGCTAGATACATCGATGAATAAGTCGTTTTCTTCATTTTTTTCCTCCTAGTCTTCGCCTTCGCTTGGCTAAAAGCGTTCAGTTCCATAATCTTCATCTTGGTATTAGTGCTTGGCTCCCACGTCATCCAGTAAGCTAAAGCAGCGTCCGCATGCTTCTTGGGTAGCAGGTCATAGCGACTAATATTGAAGTGGTCTTTAAAGTCAATCTCAGCTTGTCTAAAGACTGACTGAGCGAAAATCTTATCCGCATAAGCTGGACTGTCGATACCACCCAGGCATGCCACGACCCTAGCCTTACGCTTCTTCAGGAGCGATTGAGCATAGCTTGGATGAATCGGTTGCTCACTCTTCAAATAGTCAATATCTTCCAGCATGGTAGCCTGTTGCTCACGCAATTTCTTTTGACCAGTAAACAGAGCGATGAAAGCATCCTCGTCCAAATCCTCACGGATAAATCCGCCCTGCTTACGAATAGCTGGCAAGACCTCTGATGTCACCCAGCGTTTGAACTCCTTGGCCTGAGGCAACTTGCTGGATAAGATAAGAGAGTAGAGCCCAGATTCATTGATGATGATAGTTTCTTGAACCCTTCCTAAATTATCTGTGAGGCCCTGTTTTAGGGCGTCATCTTCATCAACGTGAAGAGCAATTGCATTTCTAGCCTTGCTATATCCTAGGATGTCCGCAACATCTTTCCCAACGAACCACGGCTCGTCATCAATTGTCAAAGTACGGACTTCCTGCCCGTGAAAGTTAAAAATTTCGTTCATAGTATTCCTTTCTAAATTTGGTATAATGAAAATAAAACGATTGGAGAGAAAATATGACTGAAAGAATTTGTTTTATTGTAACTGCTATCGGTGAATCTGGAACAGAAACTAGAGATAGAGCAGATGAGGTTTTTTCTTACCTGATAGCCCCAGTCTGTGAGGAATTAGGATATAAACCAGTACGAGTTGACCAAGTAGATGCAGTTGATAATATCAATGAAACTATTATCAACTACCTTAAGACTGCCCCTATGGTTGTAGCAGATATGACAGGACACAATCCGAATGCATTTTATGAATTAGGATTTCGACAAGCAAAAGAACTCCCCTTAGTTCCTATCATACAAGCAGGTAATGGACTTCCTTTTGATGTTATATCCCAAAGAACTGTTTTCTATAACCTTTCTGTTGGAAAAATCGAGCAATCCAAAAAGGATTTAAAAGCTAAAATGAAAAGCTTTGAAAACTTTGAAATGCCTGAGAATCGTGCCGAAAGAGATCTTACACTTGAGGATCTCAATGACAATTTGAACAAAAAGCTAAACAAGATACTAAATCTGTTAGAGAAGCAACAGTCTTATTCTCCTCTCGTACACACGCATGATTTTGAAACATCGCATGACGGTAAGGTAATTATTACACGAACTAGAAAGAACCGTCCATTATTCCCCTAAGATAAGAAATAGCTAGCTCTTGTTGACTTTGCAGTTCCCCAATCTCAGCAACTTTTTCATTTATAAGTCTAACGGTCCTCAATACTTCATTGAGGGCTGTTCTTTCTAGTTCGTTCATCTTCCCCTCCTACTCCAGCACCTTACTGCCAACTACCAATCGTTTAACGACAACGTCCATCTCCTTAAATTCGGCATTCTCTGCACAGTAGCGGACGCTCTCGCTAATGATGTGACAAATAGAAACGCCGTACTCGTTCGCCAGCTCCGTAGCAATCTCCCAGGCATCTTTGTCAATCCGTGTTACTTTTTGCGCTGCATTGTTCATACTATTTCCTCATTCTCTAACTATTTTCCCATCTGTGTTATAATTCAATTAGTAATTTTTGATATGCGCCTGATTGCCGTCAGGTGCTTTTTTTGGTTTTAATTACATTGTTACGGTTAAACCGCAATGTCAAGTATTTTTTGCGTTTTTTTCGCAATTTTTTATTTTATTCTTTACTTTTTTGCGTTTTTGCCGTAAAATATACTATGTAAGGAGGGGCGGAAATGAAAGTCGAAAACAAAGAAATTTTTGCCAATAATCTAAGTTTTTACATGGAGCAAAAAGGAGTAGACAGAAATACATTATGTGCAGACTTGGATTTGAAATACACTACAGTTCGTGACTGGCTAAAAGGAATAACTTATCCTCGGATTGGTAAAATTGAACTTTTGGCAAACTATTTTAATATAAATAAATCTGACCTTATCGAAAACAAAATTTCTACTGCTCAACCGTCAGACTCCCTTTTAGAAGAAATTACAAACACCGCTCGAAAATTATCCCCTGAAAATAAAAAAATCGTTCTACGAACGTCTGAGGAGCTTCTGGAGAGTCAAAACGAAGAAGAAACGAAGGAAAACGAAGTGTCGGAAGTCATCCAGCTTTATAGTTACGACTACTACGACCATGCTGCTTCTGCAGGTACAGGCCAGTATTTGAACGATGTAAGAGTGGAACGGATTGAGTTACCAGTAGATATCGATGCCGACTTTGTCATTCCGATCAAAGGGGACTCCATGGAGCCAGACTATCACGATGGCGACCTGGTATTTATCCAGACCAGTGTGGACTTAAATAACGGTGTTATCGGAGTGTTCAACTATAACGGTGATGCTTATATCAAGCAGCTTGTCATCGACAAAGACCAGGCATACCTACATAGCCTAAACCCAGCTTACAAAGATATGCCAATCACACCCGACACCGACTTCCGAATTATCGGCGAAGTCGTGGATTTGTATAGAGAGAAATAAAAGTAATATAAGAAAGGAAAAAATATGGGAAGTAACAGAACTAACCAAGAAATAGCTATCTATACTGCAACGATAATACAAGAACTGGAGGATTATCTTCACCACCTTCAGAGAATGAACGACGAAGAGAGTAAACGATCTGATAAAATAGCGCAATGGATAGAGAATTGGGTAAAATACCTAAAGCTTGAGAAAGTTTTTAACTCGCGAAGTATTCCGGCTTTAAAAAGAGGAAGTATCGTTTATGCTGATTTTGGTTTCAATGTTGGCAGAGAATATGGAGGACTTCATTATGCAATAGTTCTGAATAAAACAGATGCACGTTCAAACCATCTTCTTCATGTATTGCCTTTAACCTCTGTAAAAGAAACAACTGATATGTCTAATTTAAAATATTTTCAATTTCCAATTGGCGACGAAGTGTTTCAATTGTTAAAAAATGAGGCTACTCAAAAAATTATAGAATTAACTAAATTATATAAACGTTTTTCAAACAAAGATGCTGAATTACGCGAAAGAGCTGTAATAGTTGAATCACTAATCGATGATAATATAAAAGCTTTTGAAGTGATTAAAAACTTACCAGCTTCTGATAGAGACGATTCTTTTCTCGAACAAATACGAACTATTAATAAAAATATAGACTTTACAAATGCTGAAGCAGATAAAATAAAACAAGAATTGAAAGATAATACAGCTTTGCTGTCAGAACTTGATGAGAAAATAGAGTATGCTAATAAATTTATTCTAAAAATAAAAAATATGAACAAAGATAGCATTGTTTTATTGAATCAGGTTACAACAATTAGTAAAATGAGACTCTATGATCCCAAAAATAATAAATCAATTTTGAATGGTATTGTACTGTCTAATAATACTATGAACAAAATAGATGAGGCGCTGAAAAATATTTTTTAAAATTCGAGTATTTTTATTGACTTTTCTTAAAATTAGGGTTAGAATTAAATCATAAGGTCGCTTGACGACAAAATATATGATACTGTCCCAAGAGGACAATTCTAGCCCTGCTCTTATGAGTTGGGCTTTTAATTTTTATCTAGCAACTGTTTCCATTTTGGAAACAACTCAAAAAAATCCCCACACTCTCCGACGGCCATCTTTGAGTGTGAGGATTCAACCCTCCATCTAGCAAGCAATGGAAAGGATGATAAAAAAATACAACTATAGTTTATCATAAGTTCGACACCTTTTCAACTATGCGGGCAAGCAATCGAAAAGAAAGGGCTTTTTATGATAAAAAAATATATTACAAAAAAAGGAGAGACTAGATATCTCTTTCAAACATATCTGGGTATAGACCCTGCTACTGGAAAAGAAAAGCGCACAACAAGACGTGGATTTAAAACCATTAAAGAGGCAAAGGTTGCCGAACGTGACCTTCTCTTAGACGTTGAAGAAAATGGTTTTTCAAACAATGAAGATTTCCAGAACCCTACTTTCGCTGAAGTCGCTGAGTTATGGCTTGATAGCTATAAAAACACCGTAAAACCAACAACCTATCAGAACGTTAAGAAAAAACTTGATGTTATGATTGACTTGTATTTTACAGATATGAAAATCCAGCAGATCAGTGTAGCTTATTGTCAAAAAGTTGCTATCCAGTTAAGTAATCGCTATATCCTCTATGCCAATTACTACTCTGTCATCAGCCGTATTTTCAAGTATACCACTTCTATTGACATTATTAAGTCAAATCCCTTAGATAAGATTATCAAGCCTAAAAATAGGCCATTAAAGGGCAAAGAAAACTACTATACAAAACAGGAACTAACCGAGTTCCTTAAAGTTTACAAAGCAAATTGCAAACCAGTAGACTATACCTTTTTTCACTTACTCGCTTTTTCTGGATTGAGAACTGGAGAAGCAATCGGCCTCATGTGGTCAGATGTTGACTTTGAAAATAAACGATTAAGCATTTCTCGGACGGCTGTCGTTGTTAATAAAAAACAAACTGTTCAGGACCCTAAAACCAAAATGAGTAAGAGGGTTATCACTTTAGATGATGAAACTCTAAATGTATTGAAATTCTGGAAGCGTCAGCAGATAAAAGAGTATTTTCGGGCTAGTGTGCCTTACAAACATGATTCAAATTATATCTTTACGAATAGTTTCGGAGGATGGATTTCTCCTTCAGCTGTTAAAGAGAGACTTAGAAGATTCTTTTATGAACATAAGGATGTCAAAAAAATCACTCCTCACGGTTTCAGGCACACACACGCTTCTCTCCTCTTTGAAGCAGGTGTTACAGCCAAAATCATTTCGGACAGATTAGGTCACAACAATGTCCAAACCACTCTTGATATGTACACCCACATCAATGACAATCAACGTGTTGAAGTCGTTGATCAGCTTATGACTTTTATCCGTTCAAGCTAA